TGAACTCTTTTGCGATTCCTAGAAGAGCACATAGAAGGATATCAGAAGCCGTGCTTTGGATAGTAAAGTTTAGTCCTTGGCGTAGTGATCTATTCTGAACCTTGAAGTCTCTGCTATAAACATCAGGTAGATTTCTCTTACGGCCAAAGATTGTATAAGCGTGACCATGAGTTTTGATGTAGTCGTTTACATGATCCATGTAGGAGAAGATTCCAGGATACACATTCTTGTAGTCTGCGATAACCTTCTCAGCACGCTTCATCGAAATGTTCATAGTCTCGCTAAGATTGAACGCTCCACCACCATAAACAATCAGGAAGGATACAGCCTTCGCAATCTGTCTTTCTTCTTTGCTGATCTCACTCTTATTGAAGAGGAGTTTAGCAGTATAGGTGTGTAGGTCAGCGCCCTCATTGAAAGCCTTTTGCATATTACCCTCCTTAGCAATATGTGCTAGGACACGAAGCTCCATCGCAGAGTAGTCCGCAGCGATGAACTTCCAACCCTCGGGTCCAGTGAATAGACTTCGGATATTGTTTTCTGTTTCTCTAGGCAGAGTGTGGAAAGATACACCCATAGCCTTTTTCGCAGAATAGGTAGCACACGAAAGGCGACCAGTAGCAGTTCCATCAAATCGGAAATCTACATACACTTTATTCCTTTCATTATACTCAAGAGCTTTTTTAGTTCCCTTGATGTAGGTCTTGACTAGCTTCTCACTCTTGCGAAGATCAAGAAGACCCTTCACAAATCTACGAGCATTGATCAGATCGTCCGTACTCTTTTCTGCTATTACTGATTTACTGATGCGCTTGCCATCAGATCTGTGATCCCATTTCCCCACGCTTTTCTAGCTCCTCTTCAATATGGTCTAGTAGTAGTTTAAGACTCGCAGCAGCGACAGAAGGTTTGCCCTTTCCTGTTCTATCTGGAGGGTATAGCTCCATGCTTCCTTCTCTTGTGTATAGAATCTCGATAATATCATTGTTTGATGCTAGGTTGTCTGTCTTTTCTACACCACGACAGGAGTAAAGGATATCCTCCTCATCGACATTTTTGCTATTTAGAGTTCTGCCCACAAGCTCAAGGGCTCCTGGGTCTACATCTAGTCCATTATACTCCATCTCTGCGAATTCCTCAAGAGAAGGCATGACAACATTTTCAATGAGGTTCATTACCGAATTACCCTCAAGCTTCTCACAGATAAGATCGAAGAGTTTTAGGGTGAAGTACGTATCTTTTGCGTTGCCCTCAGCACAGTCTTCTAAGGGCATATTAGCCCAGTCAAAGTTTTTGGGATCAGAAATCGTCAGCATTACAGACTCTCAAGTTCGTTAGGGAAGTAAAGTTTTACAAGATCCATAAGAGACTTAGGCATATTCTCGTCAAGGAGGTGGTGCATAATCTTAGTATCCCAAACATTCTTAGGATAGATCCCATAGTTGATTAGGAACTTCAGATCGAACTTAGCGTTATGAAATACCTTCTTGTTCTTAGGATTCTCGAAGATCCTACGAAGAGCCTTGTACATACGGAGATCCCCCTTGTGAGGGCTGTCTTTATGATCTACTGGAATCACCCAGGTTTCCTCTCTGGTGGATATGGCTACCGTCATGATAGTATCCTTGAGGAAGTTTAGTCCTGTAGTTTCCAGGTCAGCGGCGATAGTATCTTCCGAGTTTTCTAGTTTAGATGCCAGAGCCCTAACATCTTCTATGTCTGTAAGAATCTTGTATGAGAAGTTAGAGTCTTCACGCTTCTCTAGCACATACTTTTCATACCCGTTCTGGAGATCCTTCTTGAATAGCTCCTTGTGCCTAGGCTCTGAGATTACAGAGAAGGGGTGATAAACAGGAACTACGACACAGGAGAACCCATCCTCTGTCTCATAAGGGAAGGCTTTACCTCGCTTATTAGTTACACCGCTCTTCTTGATCAGCATCTTCATAGCAAGATTACCACAAGTAAATACGATCTTGGGCCTAATCTTCTTGATAGTATTGTCCAGGTGAACACGACAAAGTTTCATGTTCGTAGGACTCATATCTGCTTCCTTTACACTAGGACACTTGACCGAAGCTGCCGTGACAAAAGTAAAGGGAAAACACTCCTTGATCATGGCATACTCATCCTTACCAAACGCTGTTGCGCTTCCCATCTTATACTTTAGGGAATCAGACAGGAAGAGCACATCACATTGAGGTAGCTTTTCATAGTCTAGGTAAGCATGGCAGGGTTTATTCTTCTCCAAGATGCTACAACCCTCGCAAATAGGATTTGTATCACCAAGTTTATGACCGTCGTAGAGATTTTGAAGATTTACCATTCTATTATAAAGTATGAGTAAACATTACATAGACAATGAGGAGTTTGAAAGAATCATCTTATCATACAAAGAAGATCCCGAAACTTATGAAGAAGAGTTTGTAAATCTTTTTGATTTACTTATTACCAATGTTGTAGAATCATTTCGTTTCAATGTTCCTTCTGAGGATGCTAAACAAGATTGTTTTGCTCTCATATTAAAAACAGTTAGAAACTTCAGACCAAAAAAAGGAACAGCTTTCAATTTCTTTACGACAATAATCGTAAATAATCTCAAGCTGCTCTACACTAAGGATAAAAAGTATAACGAAAAGATTGAAAGGTATATGGATAAGGTGAAGCGCGACTTCAAAGTTTGAGGCGCTTCTCCATCATCGAAACCCACTCTTCTTTCTCAACCTTATCACCATCCAAGGTTACAAGGCATGGAGTATTCTGAACATCATAAATAACAAAGCTGTGAGGCATGTTGAAACTATCTACGACATAGATAGGAACTCCTCTTTTGCTGTCCTTGTATTTATTCTCGATTTCAGATACAAGATTCATACCTCGGTTCTCCCAAAGGGACACGAATAGAATGTGAATCTTGTTTTTGTCTTTTTTCTGTTTCTTGAGGATCTTGTTTAGATCGTTCTCTTTAGATAGGTGCTTCCAAATAAACATCACTCTTCTTCATCAGAAGGGGTTTCAGAAAGGGTAACTCCACCGTCTTCATTCTCAATAACGGTAATACCAGAAGAAGCAAGCTCCTCCTTGTTGGCCTTAGCATACTCTTGAACCAGATCCGCGAGTTGCTTGTTCATGGCTTCAATACCAGTAATGAACACGGTCTTTAGGAACTGGTCGTTGGTAATACCATCAGGCTTACAAACATCGGTAAAGTTTTTGTAGGCTAGAGCCTCATCTTTTGATAGATTTATTTGTAGTCTCATACGATTATTTCGTCTTTCTCTTACTTTGATTTTCCACGAATCAACATCAAGTCTGATGCGGGTTTTAGTTTCGGTCTGTGACATTACACTATAATAGACTGAAGGTTATAACTATGGAAGATAATTACGATATTTCTGGGCTAAAGAAAAAAAAGAAAAAGAACAGCCGAACTAAGGGCTCTACATTTGAAAGGCAGATCGCTAAAATGCTAAACAAGCGCCTGGGCACGACTGAATTTTCTAGAACTCCAGGATCAGGAGCTTTCGCTACAACACACTCACTTCCAGATCACCTTAAAATTTATGGTGATTTGATTACACCACAAAACTTTAAATACTGTATAGAGTGTAAAAAAGGATACAATAACATAAACCTCTATAGCTTATATAATGATAGCTCAGACTTCTGGAAATTTATAAACCAATGTCAAAAAGATGCTGACAAGTGTGGGAAAGTGCCCCTGGTTATATTTAAGCAGGATCGTCAGCCAACATTAGCCATCATACCCTCTAATATAGAACCTGACCAATCCTATTATTGTCTCACTTTAGAGGATAAAGATAAGATAAATAAATATAAAATATATTTGTTTGAAGAGCTACTTCATTGGGAGCATCTTAGCTTTTGGTTTACTTGATTATATCAAAGTCGTCAACAGCTTCCCCAGTAATCTTGGTTTGAGATCTAGTTTCTCTTTTTCTATTATCTCCACTTCCTGAGTAAGTCCCCTCTTGAGAGAATGTCATATATTTCACAGGGTTATCACCAGTTCTAGTGAAAGAAGCAGTATTTCCATCAACTGAAATATCTAGATTACCCTCTTTCCAATCAGCAACTGCCCTTCTCATGGGCTCATTATGTGACCAAGCTCTAGTTCTCCCATCGCTAGTTCCTTTTACTTGGGTAATATCATTTACATTGTAACCACAAATCAACGCTTGTCTTAGAAGAACAGTTTCAGCTTGTTTTCTTTTTGTTGAATCTCTCATATCTTTTTTGTAAGTGCTCATTCTGATATTCCGCTCTAGACCCTCAGCGATTCTTTGTTGAACGATTGGGTCAGAGAAATCTCTTGGTTTTCCTTTATCAAAAAAGAGCTGAGTAAGATTCAAATCTTTTATTTGTTGTTGAGTAAATTTTCCAATTAGAGACTTAGAAACTACTTCAGCAATATGTTCTGGTTTTTGGATTTTTAGCATACCACCAGAACTATAAATTGTTGTTTCTCTAAAAGGTGCTACAGATTTTTGTACAAAAGATTCTATTGATTTATAGTAGTCAGAATCAGACTTACTTAAGGGAACTAAATTATCAAGAGCTTCAAAAAACCCATCAGCTACATTACCCTTTGGGTCTTTGCCGTTCATATAATTATTAATGGTTTCTTGTCTATTTATTTCACCTATTTTAGTATCCCCATGATCTGTCATTCTTTTCTGACCAATTGAAACTATATGTATTGATTGATCTTCAAATTTGTAAATAGAATCTAACTGTTTTTTTACTTGTGCTCTTTTCTTTTTTGGGACTTGATCTAAAATTTGACTTTTTGACAGTGTAATAACAGAAGCTCCAACAGCTTTTGCAGATGCTTCAGCTTCTTCTTTATTGACATACATAAAAGAGTTATCTGCTCTATCTCCTGTTTTCGGTGAAAGGGCAACATGAAGAACATCGGAAGGTTCGTGTGGAAGCATCTTTATAAAAGAGTTCATACTTTTAGCCTCTGTAAGAAGCCAAGCTCCTAGTTTCTGTTTACTAGATGCTATATCTAGCTGTTCAATAGCCTCCTGTTGCTGTACATAGGCATCCAAAGATAGAGCCCCTGATTCAGCGGCTATCTGTTCTAATAATGGAATTTTTTCTTTCCTAATAACATCTTCTATAATATTTTTTAGTTCTTTTCTAATATTTTTGTCGGCTGGATTTACAGCAAGCTTATTGAAAAGAACGGATATTCTAGGAATAACTTCATAAATACTTCCTTTTAGAGCATTTTTATCACTACTATTTAACCTATTATTTATAATAAGAGATAGGTTTCCTGCTTCTTCTGGGCACTTTTCAGAAGCAACTTTTAAGGCTTTTTCTTGTAATTTATTTTAGTTTACAGAAACTCCTTCCGTAGGAACTCCATCACTATCTCTTTCAGATCCGAATAGTATGATCTGATTTCGACCTCCTGTTCTTTGAACTCCGATAGTTTTTGCTATATCAGCACATTTACCAATATAATCTTCAGCAGGATCTAAAAAACTTAGTAGAAACTCGTTGGCTAAAACTGCCTCCTGTATTGCCCCTGGTCCTAAATCAGTAATAATCTGATTGCCCTTTTCATCTAAAGTGAAAGCGGATCCTCTACTAAGATACTCTTCTAAAGATCCTGGAGATGCGCCTGCAATAAACTTTACTGGATTATCTATAAAGCTTTGTAAATCTTGTAGTTCTTCTGGAAGCTCTTTTGGATATTTGGCTAATAATTCTTTTCTATAAATAAAAGCCGATTTTACTTGCCTTTTGTAAGAAGCGATAACAGATTTACCCCCGATCAATTCAGGGTTACTTTTTATCATCTCCATAGCCATTCGTAATGCTTCGGAATCTGTTCTAGCCTGTCCTTCCTTTTTTAAAGTTTTAGCTAACTCTTTGGCAGTTGCCCCACCAATCTTTTCCTCTGCTTGAATTAGAAGGTCTTCTAATTGCTGCTCTTCTGTTTGTTCTACTTCATCTCTTTGAGCATCCCCATCTAGAAAGTAGTTTACAAGTTTTTTCCATCCTTCAGAATCTACTAAAGGGTTTCCCCCCATATCAGCTACTTGTTGTGGCCTATTGCCGAATGGACCATTTATTCCTACAATCCTATCATCTTTAGTAGTATAAGCATATAACTCATTATTTTTATTTTTTTGAGCATCCCACTGTTGCGTAGTTCCAGCCTTCACAATGGCTAATGCTTGAGCTTCAGCATCCTTACGCATTTTATCATCCATTTTATCTTGATCTGAATTCTTATCTTCAGCTTCGTTGATAAAGGTCAGCTTGAAGGTGCGTTTCTTTAGGCGGGCGTAGCTTTCTAATAGCTCGTTGAAATAATCCATAACTTATTATAGTTGCTAGAAAAATAGGTCTAGCCTAGAACTAACCTAGACTAGACCTTAGTTATTGGGTTCTACTTATATAGTATTAGATAATTGATCCAAATGGATTTGCTGGCTTGTTTGAGTAGTTGAAGGTGTTCATGAAATCGTACTTCAAACTAAGCTCTACTGTGTGGAAATCAGAAGTAGAGTAGTTTAGCTCAGAAGCAGACCACTTAATAGGATAAACTCCATAAAGCTCAATTACTGAGTGAGGGTTCATAGTGTTATCTAGCATGATAACCTCAACCTTTTCAGCTTTGAAAGTTCCTGCTCCTCCTCCAGGCTTAGAGAATCTTGTTTGTAATCCTGTTACTGGGTCATAGATCGTTTGGAACCATCTGAAAAGATCAGAAGAAGTTTCTCTGTTGTAGAGGTTATCAAAGGTAACAACCATCTCTCCAAGAGTAGCTTTTCCTGGATAGTTTAGACGATCATTTACTCGATCTATTGTTTTGTTTTCAACTGAAATCTCTAGACCCTGTACTTTCTTAGCAGCTAGAGTAAACTCTTCTTCGTTAGTAATCGTTCCTGGAAGACCTCTAAATACGATCTCCCACTGATATGTCCGTACTGAATCAAGATCTGTTGAAACAATAGGTAATCCTTCTCCAGGTGTAAATACTCTTTTAGTTCTATAATAAGCCATGATAATTAGATAGTGCCGAGATCAGCAGACTGGTTTGTTAAGTTGATTTCAAAGATAATGATTTCAGCAGTTTTGGTTGGCCTAATGATTACCTTTGTCCACATTTCGTTTCTATCAACTCTTACGGGAGTGTTAGTTGTTTCATCACAGACAACTCGGAATTCTGTAATACCTCTTCTTCTACGAATTTCATCTAATGTTGGGTTTAGATTAGCTTCAACCTTAGCCCAAGTAAACTCATCGTTTGGTTCAAAGATAAATCTCTGAGTGCTTGCGAGGATCAACTTTCTTATATAGATCATCATTCTGCGAATGTTGATTCTATCAAGAGCGGAGGGAGATCTTTGAGTAGTTCTCTGACCAAAGATAGTGAGTCCTTGTTGTGGGAATCCTACAATAGGGTTGATGATATTTCCACCACTGTATAATGAATCTCTATCGCCTTGGTTTAGAATAACTTCAACCTCAGAAGGCTTGGTTAGTCTACCTCTTTGGAATCCTGCTGGAGCAAACCAAACATCACTTACCGCATCAGTATAAGCCATCTGGCGAGCGGCAAAGATTACTGGATCGTACCAACGGTCCTTTCCATCAAAGGTACTGAATACCTTTACCCAAGGCCAGTAAACAGCAGCGTATGAGCTATTGATAGCGTTGCTTCGTCCACTTGCTTTTCCGTTAGTCCAATCAATTGCGTTTTGAACTCCTCCTATTGCGTATGGAGGAGATACAAGGGCAATAAAGTTTTGGCTAGTTTCAGCAGCAGTAATTAGTGCGTTTTGTACTGACTCAGTGGAAATTCCAGGAACAATGGCGATTGAAATGTTTAGAAGGTTGTCATCTAAAGCTTGGATTCCTGTCTTAGTAGTTCCTGTAGATTCACCAATAAGAACTGTTGCGGAGGTAGCTGCTCCAATTCCATTATCTCCACCAGTTAGGTTAGTAGTGGGTGTAGCAACTAGTTTGTTGAATCGAAGTCCGTCAGTTACTCCAGCAGCGTTACCTCCATCAGAGAATAGATCAAATACTGTGTCTGGAAGAATTTCACTAGTTTTTGAATAGAATGGTAAGTTGGCCGTACCTGCTACGTCTGCGCGAGCAGTTTGTAGATTTCCTTTGATGTATTCTGATTTTAGGTTTTCAAGACCAGTGTTTATTGTATCAGTAATGAAAGCACCAGAACCAGCAAGTCTAGTTTGGAAAGATTCTACTGTAGTTCCATTATCAATAATTTGAATAGTGTTTTTGGATCCTCCAAGACATTGAACGCTAAACGATAATCCACTAGAATCTCCGTTAGACTTTACTCCACCATTGTAACCAGCACCAACATATAGTGAGTTAAGTAAATAACGAGCAGAATCGTCGGCGTCATTAGGTTCAATAGTTCCTCCATAACTAGTTACGCTAGAAACACTTGTTCCTGCAACTCCATATGTGCCTCCAGCCATAGAGCTAACATCAACTCTTCTTAGAATAGCGGCTCCATCAGCAACATCAAAAGTTGTACCTGAACAGGCTGAAACTTCTAGTTTTACTCCAGAACCAGCTAAAGTTGTTATAACATAAGCATTATCTGAGAATTGAACAATAGATGGCTCGTATTCTACATATAAATTATCAGCATCTAAGTCTCCACCTAAAACTTTTCTAACAGCTCTAGCTTGATTGCTCGCAAGGCTTTCTAATCCCGCAGCAATAGTAAAGTCTTTTCCAGCATTAGAGTTATCACTGAATACTAAGGTTCCATCTTCTCTAGTTATTTGAATTCTTAGGGTTAGAGGGGCAGTAACACCATAACCACCAGAAGCAATAAGAAAGGCTGCTCCACAACCAATTTTTGCTACACCAGAAGCTTCTGTAGCATCATCAGAAGCTGATCTAATATAGTATAAAGAGTTGGTTTGCTCAAGGATTTCTAACGCACCCTCTAAACCTTGACCTAGTAAAGCCTCTGAAGGCTCTCCGAAGGTATTTATAAGATTGTTTTGGCTAGTAATAAGAGTTGCCTTATCGACAGGCCCTCTAGAAGCAAAGCCAACAATACCAACTACAGAGCTATTAATTGATGGTGTATACTCAGAAACATCCTTTTCAATTACATAAACTCCAGGACTTACATAATTTGCCATAATTTATCTCCTATGCGTTAGTTATCTTGAATAATCTTCGTCTTTGAAGATTTTTTACTTGTTCTGTTATATAAGATTGAGGAACAACAATAGAATCCTTGGGTCTTAGATAAAGTTCTTTTTCTCCACTTTCAGTCATAAGATAAATTGCGAAAGTTTGAAGACTATCATTTTGTATTCTTTTCATTTTTTTATCCTCTTATATATTTACTGTAACTAGGTATATTTTTGAGAAACTTTTTTTATGATTTATGGACCTATTCTAACGGACACTACATCAGGTAAAGGAGAAGCAAATGTAGGATTGGAGTGAGCACCATCCCCATGTCCTGTAATCGAATCACCAACTAGGGATATTGCCGTACCTCCAACTAGAACTTTATAAGGTAAAGATCCAGGACCAAGTATAGGACCTCCAGCAGTAGCCTGACCAACTAACATTACAGGCTTATTGTTTATAAAAACATTTGAGGCTCCTGTTGCGAGATCTCCACAAGTCGCTGGCGTTCCTAGAACAATTGGATTAGGCATAACTAATATCTAAAATTTGGATCTTGGTCAAAGTCTCCCATGTAACCTCCAACCTCATCACTGGTTTGGGTTAAAGGCTCATCTTGAATATCTGAAGAATCGCGGAGTAGTTTAGCAGAGCAAACAAGGTGATAAACTCCATACGCCTCGAAACTGTCTTCAACAACTTCAAATATTTCATAACGCTGATTTTGGAAGGCTGGCTTTACTACATCTCCAGGAATAACGGGTCTTCCTAACTTTCTTTCAATGTAGCTCTTATTGAAAGTGAAAAGCTGATCATTTTTCAACTCAATACCAAACTGAGTTAGCTCTTCACTCATGGAGACGGGATCGTAGTGCCCATAGATTGCTATTGCTTGCTTTGCTATAGGCTTACTACGAGACTCCATATAAACAGGATCGTAGTCCTGAGTTTGATAGTATTTGTAAAAATACATCTTTGATCCACCTAGGCGAATCATTTCTTCGTCTACAAGATTTAGAAGGTTGATATCAGCATTTTGCTGATCAAACATATCAAGAAGCCTTTCTCCCTCATCTAAATCAGGGAGTTCTGGCATCTTGGTTGTAACCTTCCAGTTCTTTTTAGACATTACTTCTCACCACGACTTTTACTTGCGTACTTTTGGTTTGCTTTTTCTGCTTCTATTTTTTTACCTTTTTCAATAGAACGCTTAGTAACAGGTCGAGACAGACCAGAACCGCCCCGTGATCTGGGCTTTCCGATAAAGTTCTTACCTCTAGCGCCACCAGATAATCCTCTAGCTACTTCCCTACCAGATGCTTTAGTAATTCGGGTATACCGACCATTAGTTTCTTCTGGCCTTCTAGCTCTAGCAACAGCGCGTCCAGCTTCCTCAGCTTCTTTTTTAGCTTGGTCTGGATCAACGCCTCTAGCTATTTTTGCTTTTTCAAGTCCACGGGAACCGCCTTTAGTAACACTAGCTGTTCTAACTCCCATTAGTCTAGCTTGAACTGGATCAACATTACCCTTCATTACCTCTTTAGCAAGACGGGTAGCTTCTACTAGACCAAAAGCTTCAGCAATAACATGAGCCATATCTGACATTGAGTTATAAAGCCCCTCTAATAAAGTTTCTTCATTCATTTTATTTCTCCTTAGTTTTTTTCCTGTAGCATAGGATTGTCCAGTAGAAGCTTGGCATACAGCATAAGGATTTACGCCTCTACCTGATCTTTTTACTTTCTTAACACAGCGAGATACTTTTGTTCCTCTAGGCATTAGAATGTAGTGAACACTGGTGGTTCTTCGATTTCACTTAGAAGCTCTTCTTTGAGCTTTTCTTTGTCATTCTCACTCTGTTGGAGAAGTTCAGTGCCATTTAGTTGTGCTCCACCTCCAGGGGAAGGGAGTGTTTTATATTTGCCTCTAATCTCTCCAAGAATCCCCTTACAAACTGCTAAAGCATAACGCTGAATCCAGTTCTTGTAATAAGGGTGAAGAGTTTCAGAATCCAACCCTCTAAACATAAGAATTACTTCTTGGTTGTTTAGTATAGGAGTGGGGTTTAGATTTAGGACATTACCGTTTACGAGATCCCAACTACCTTCTTGGGACAGAACCTTTCTAACCATTTCCAAGTGAGATTGTAATAAATAGAAATCAGAAACGGCAAAGTTACTGAATAAGAAGTTGTCTTGGAAATACTTGATAAAGAAATCAAACTCAAGAGTGTTTGATTGGTTTTGAATCGTTAGAAGAGATTTTTTATAAACAACATAGCTTAGATTATTAGCGATATGAGATGGAAGAACATAAGACGCTACTCCAGCCTGAGTTCCAAAGGTAGCAATCTGAGTTGTCCAAAAGGGTGCGTGATAATCTAGCTGAGAGATAGACTCATCAATAGCTGTTTTTATTTGAAAATCTGTAAGCTCGACTCTAACTACAGGATGCCCTAAGCGAACAAGAATAAAGTCCCTAATGGTTTGTTCAAAGTGTGTAAGCTCTACTGTGTCAGTTAGAGTATTATTATTGAGTTTAGTACCGTCTATAGAGGTATCATAAATATCAGTATCACCAAGGTTCCTACCTGCGTAAGTTCCAAAGGTGTCTCCAAAGCCTAATAGTTTAGGATCTACTCTCGGGGCTGCTGCTGACATCTAATACCTGCTTTTTTCTTCCTCTAGGTTTGGGTTGGTTTAGAAGCTCAAGAAATCTTGATTCTACTTCTTTTTTAGACTTGAATTGCTCTCCAGGTCTAATCTCTACTACTTCCCCATCAATATGAAGAAGCATATTCCAACGGCATTTGCTTCTATACTTGTACATAACTTCCTCTTGTATATAGTGAGAAAGAGGATCAGAGGAGCGAAAAAACCTCTGATCCTCTTTGTTTAGAGTTTATCTAACTATCAGCTACCGTAAGCAGTTGGGTTAGTTATGGTAGTGTTCTGAGCGAAGGGGGTGAACAGGTAGTTAGCGGTTGGGCCAACGATTCTAATGATACGGTAGAATCTATTGTGTGGCTCAATGTGAACCTTGCCGTAGCGGGTAAGGATACCCTTTCTTGGCTGGAAGGTTTCTGGGTCAACAACAGTGGGAAGTTGCTGGAGTGGGATGTATGGAGCGTAGACGAATCCAGAATCCATAGCGTTAGCACCCTTATAGCCCATAAGAATCTCGTCCTGGGGGAACATGGGATCTACATAGAGATCGTAGCGACCCATGAACTTACCCTTGAACTGAATAGCGTTTCCACCCATGTTAGTTGGTCCGTCCTGTGGCATAATACCTCCCTCAAGCTTGGCAGCACTCTCAAGGAGTGAAGCAACTAGAGGTGAAGTAAGAAGCCAGCTACCAGGACCACGCATGGTAGTACGGTAAATATCCTGTGAGGCAAGGTTGATTACGGCAAGAAGGTTTGCGTAGACCTCACCGACATGACGGGGAGCTAGTGAAAGGCTTGTTTGTGAGAAATCACAAACAAAAACATTTCCGATTGCGGTTGGTGCAGAACCTTTTTCC